TATATGTAACAACACGGTTAATTTGATCTGATGCAGCAGTACAATAAAACCAACTTACTTCACCAAAAAGATTATTTAACCCTGCATTAATAAGATCTCTAGAAGTAGCATTTATATCATCATATACATGGTCTTCTACAAGACACGGCATAGATGCCAGTTGACCATCATAAGTAAAGAAACCATTTTCAGACATCCAATAAGCAGAACCATCTACTTCTATACAGGCATTTTTACCAAACAATCCACAGTTAGTTCCTACTTGTTCAAAGGAGAAAGTAAAAGGTTGGCCTACAAATTTCATAAGAAACAATGCAGTATCGGTCCATACATAGATTGCATCTCTACCTTTAATAGCCCCCATAATTTTAGAACCATCTGCAAGTCTTTGTGTACCTGCTGTATTCTCAGCTTTAACTGTGTACGAATCTGTTTGATCAATACTTTCTTGAGAAGAGAATCTTATAAACATGTCATCTTGTGTATTAGATGTTCCGACAGTTGTTTCTGTTCCAAAAAATACTAAGTGTCTATCAGGTGTAGATACCAATACGTGTCGTGATGCNGTTGGTGCATTAGGTAATACTGTTGCTCTAGTATTAACAGCTCCTACTGCTGAAGCATCCCATTCAAAACATTTGTTATTATAAATAAGTGCAATTAATTTTGTACCATAGTTATCAAGAATCCATAAACCAGGATCAATTGTAAAGTCAGAAGATGCTGGGTCTCCCCACCCTGCAAAACTAGAAATATTTGTAACTGTAGCACCACCACTATGTCCTGCTTTTGTAGTGCCATTAACTTCTCTTGCACCACCACTTAATATATTAGTTGTAGTATTATTATTTGTATAACTAATATCTTCTGTACCTATTCTTATTTCACCAGCTGATGGAAAAGCTGCCGAGTTAGTTAAAGGGATATCGGTTACAGCATCATTTATAGTAGAAGCTAAAGTTGTAGTCGCAGCACCTAAAGATGTACCGCCATATAAACCAGCACCCCAACCAAAACCTCCAAGTTGTTGAGAAGGACCTACTGTAAAATAACATAATATAGAAGTGCTGTTTCCATCACTTGTAGTCAAAGGTGTTCCCGACTCTTGACTTTCAGCCGTAATTGTAAAAGTTGTTGTAGTTGGTACAGATGTTACCATGTATTTAATATCTTCAAACGTAGCATTACTGTAAGTAGATGCTGCAGGCACTCCTGTTACATTGTCAAATAAAACAATGTCATCTTCTATCAATCCATGAGCCCCGGTGCATGTTACCGTAATTGTTTTAGATGATGATGTACTTGTAAATTTTGCGCCTGTTAAAGTAGCTCTTATAGGGTGAATGTCATAATACGTACCTCCTGAATATACGTATAAAATTCTGTTTGTTCCAATAGCTGCGTATTTAATACCAGCATTATCATCCCAATGATGAATAGCTCTAGCTGCACCTGTTAGTTTTGTTTCACCTAATTGTGTCCAACCACCTATTTTTTCAGGTGAACCATATCTAAAACGAACAAAATCACCATCAAACCATTGCCCTTCAGCGCCGGTCTCTGTGACTTGTTTATTAAATCCTGGAGCAAAGCCTAATTTTTGTAGCATATAAAAACCTGTTTATTAGGTAGTATATCAGATTGTAAGTGATTTCAATAGGTTTTAAAGCAGAGGGAATCAGTGGTGGATCATCCCTCCGCAAGATTATTGTATATATTATTTTTTAGATACTGTAAAGCCTTTATAATATGTAGGTAAACCTAGCATAGGACGCTTATCATATAAATTTTGTTTAGCATCTTTACTTTTTAAATTATTGTAATGTAAAAATACTTGTGCACAATCTTTACCTTCAAATGGTTCTCTCCAATGTTCAAGATCACAACCAGAATAAATTAACATATCTCCTGGTTTTAGTTCTATTTTAATACCTGCCTGACCTTCTTTACCTGTTGGATCTAAGTATATAGGCCATGGATCACCACCCAAGTTTAAAGTAGTAGATACTTCACATGAATATCTATCTTTATGTCTAGCCAAGATGTCTCCTTTTTTATAAATTCTTGCATAGGAATAAGTAGGACATAACTTTAGTCCGGTTTCTTTATTCATTTTGTTTTTTAATTGACCAAGTAATGTTTCCATTGCCATATCACTGTAATGAGAATAAGTATTAGGGACTTGCGCATCATTCCACACACCATACTCTGTATTAAAAGGTGATAAATATTTTTGATCAAATAAAAATCTTGCAGCTGTTCTTTTATTTAAAAAATATGTGTAAACAAACTCTGCTAGTTCAGGTGATATTGCTGCTTTTAATACTTTATATTTATTTTTTTTAAAAGACATTTAGTTAATCCTTTCTAATTTAAATTGATTGTTTAAAGCTTTTTGATTTAACGCTATGGTTGTACCATATTTAAAAGTTACTAAGGGCATGTGAAGTTTTTTTCTTGAAGCTGCATCATTATAATTACAGTTTTTAGGTACATTTATTTTACATACATTTATATCCCATGATAAACTTGGATGACATAAAAAATGTATTGGTTCCACACAAAACCAAGTTAACCTAGCATTTTTATTTACATGATTATTTAATAGTTCATAAATAAATTTATAAATTCTAACATTATTAACATCTTTATATACATNATTAGGAGCATCATCAAAAAATATACTATCAAATTTACCTAAATTTTTTAATTCTTTTTGCCAATATCCTTTTACAATATTTACTTTATGTTTTTGTTTTTTACTCCAAGATTTTAAATCTTCTATTACCGCTGGTTCAATTATTGTATGTGATTTTATATTATACTTTTGTATTTCAGATGCAGAATAACCTAAACCAAAACCTATTTCTAACACATCTCCTTTAGGTTTTAAATTTTTAACAAGTTTTTTCATATATGGTTTTTCCCATTCCATCATTACTTGAAAAGGTTTTCCGTTAAAAGAAGGATCTAAAAGAAGTTCTTTATTGTTTTTGTCTTTTATTTTATTTAACTGCATTTAATACTCCTTTTGGTATTGCTTGGCAGTTCCAATGTATAAATCTAAATGTCTCTATACCTAAATCAACTATATATTGATGAGGCATGTAAGACGGAAAGAATATCATTCGACCTGGATGTACTTTATAATGCACAGCTGAACTAGCATAAGTTACTTTTGTTTTATCTAATTCAGGTAAAAGATTCATAACATTACCTGGTCTCGGATCTTCAAATAAAGGCATTGATGTTTTATCACTAGCTTTTAAAAAATAAAAACCAGATATATGACCATTCCAATGTGTATGTAATGTATGATGACCACCCCCACTTTTTGCAAATTCTTGTACCCACATTTCTGTAGTAAATAATTCATGACTAGACATATCAAAACCCATTTCCATTAATAAATTATGTGAAGTTGCACCTATGTAATCTGCTAATGTTTTAAATTTTTCATCACCTATTAAAGTTGTTGAATGATAAACACTACCAAGATCACCTTTAGTTTTATGTGTCTTGTTACGTTTATCTATATCAGGTTGCATGTTTTTTCTAGCTGTATTAATATAGCTATCTGATGCTTTGTTTATATCGTCTACAAATTCTGGTGCATCCGCAAACCATATAGGACATTTAAAATAATCTTCTCTATTTAATTGTTTGGGGTAGCTAGGTTTCTTAATTCTTTTCTTTTTCTTTTTCATATCTTTCCTATTTAAATGGCCATCCAAGGTTCCAGATTACTAGACTGTGTCTAACACCACNTTTNACCGGTTTAACTCTATGCCATACATCAGAAGGAAATACAACTAAAGAACCTTTAGATCTTATTTCTTTTAATACATGAGTATTTGCTTTCTTATCTGGATCTTTATTTCTCATATCAAATTCTAGTTCACCACCACTATAATCTTTGTCCTCAGATAAAGATAATGTTACAGATAACTTTCTTTGTTTTCCATGTGTATTAGGTTCTTCTGGTTTATGATAAGGTCTCTCCCAACTATCACAATGCCAATCATAGTACTGACCTTTTTTATATTTTGTAAATTGACAAGACTCAGAAAAACTCCATTCAAAATTCCAATTAGCATCTCTGTTAGCTTGATGTATATAAGGATGTATTGCATTATAAATCCAACGTTCATTTAACCAAACTATATCTGAATCTCTTTTCTTTTTTAAATCTTGTACTTCTTT